TTGAGATGCAGAAGTTGAGTAGTTACCAGTGACTGCCGTAATATCACCGCCAAACGTAGAGGCGTTGTTGGTAAGATTAATCTGAAGAGGCCATTGACCATTAACCTGCGTCCACGTTGTAGTGTCATCACCGCCCCGCAAGACATAGAAGATATCTGAGTTGCAATGGAGCATTGCTGAGTTGTGATCTGTGTCTCTTAGATAGATCGTGGGGCTTCCGTTTCTAATTGCAATTTGAGAAGGTTGGGCTGTTGATGTGGTTATAAACCCAGAAGCCTGTACCCCATCGAGAGTATCCGCATCTAAGCCAGAGCCAGAGCCATCGTTTCCTGCATGCCATACCTTGTTCTTTACTGCACCGTTTGACCAGCCGCCATAGAATAAATCATTTGTCGTGCCATCTATCCCAAAGTAACCCGCGTAATCACCGCTAACATGAAACGTCATAAATGCGTCTTCATTAGCAGTGCCTTGGAAAGCCTCTAGGCCCGACATATTTCCATCAGCAGTACCTCCGTCTGTATTGGAGTAAAAGCGTGTTTTATTGGTGTACGCAACAGTGTCGTTATTTGCATTGTTCAGCATATAGCTTGTGCTGTTTGTCAGGCTAAACTCTGTACCTGTCAGCGTAAGACCAGTGCCAGCGGTGTAAGAACCCGCCGCTCCGGTAGCGCCCTGTGGGCCTGTAGCGCCTTGTGGGCCTGTAGCGCCATCGTTTCCGTCAGCACCCGCCGCTCCCGTAGCGCCCTGTGGCCCTGTAGCGCCATCGTTTCCGTCAGCACCCGCCGCTCCCGTAGCGCCCTGTGGGCCTTGTGGGCCAGTAGCACCCTGTGGGCCGGTTGCACCCTGTGCGCCGGTTGGCCCAGCGACAGTAGAGTCTGCGCCAGTAGCGCCTTGTGGGCCAGTTGCACCCTGCGGGCCGGTTGGCCCAGCGACAGTAGAGTCTGCGCCAGTAGCGCCTTGTGGGCCAGTTGCACCCTGCGGGCCAGTCGCGCCTTGTGGGCCAGTCGCGCCTTGTGGGCCGGTTGGGCCGGTTGCTCCAGTAGCGCCTGTATCTCCCCGTGGCACAGTTAACACGCCGGTGCTGCTATCATACGCAGCAGCAGAACCTGCCGCGCCGGAGGCTGCGGTTAGTGATGTGATGTTACTTAGTGTCGTTGCGGCATTAGATTCAGATGTTGCTGCGTTATCCTCAGATACGGCTGCGTTAGCCTCAGATACGGCTGCTGCGTTTTTAGATGCTAAAGCGTCGGCGGTGTAGGCATCGGTTGTGGTTTGATCTGGCGATCCTTGATAAAAGCCACCTGCTGTGTCCGTCTGCGAGACTGCATCTTCCGCAATTGTTGATTCTGTCGCGTCCGTAGACCCAACGACTGTATCTGCCGGATTGTCGCCAAAAAAACCACCCATATTAGTACCCGCTGTTTACTTGAGATGTGGCTCCACTTACTTCTGAATCACGGGCGTGTTTAACCAGTCGTCCATATGCCTGCTGGTATCCTATCTCCCATTTTTGAGAATCTGAGCCTAAGAAGTTGGCGGCCTCGACAAGAGCGCCGTACAGATACAGTTCTGGTGCCAGAGAAAGCATCACGTTTGTTGGTTCGCTATTAGTTAGGCGTCCGCAGTCGTAGTAGTAGATCATCCGCAACTCGTCAGAAGCAACAACGGTGGGGGTAGGAAAAAACTTCAACCTGTACGTTTCCCTGGCGAAGTATGTTGGCTTGCCGGTTGCGGGAACGTAGCTGTGAATGTCAGACAGGGAAACCCTGTCCAGTGGAACGTAGTTCCAAAAAACATCTTTGATTTCTAAAAAGTCACTAGGCAAAGTCGCGTACCCGTCAGAGTTTATAGTCAGCAAAACTGTTTTTTCGTTAGTTGGAATGCGAACTTCGTGGAATATTCTGTTCTCCGCGAGTTCAATGAAATCTGGTATTTCAGTTGCTAGGTCGGTTCGATTTAACCAGTTAGCAATTGAGGCTTTGAGGCCGTCGTATGTTGTCATACTCATAGTCTGCCACCGCCTGTGCGAAGATATGCCCACTCCGGTGAGTTTAGCTTTTTCTTCATTCTCGCCAAGTCTTCTTTATTCGGGGCCATGACGTTTATGCCTTCGTTCATCCACTCTACTGCCACAACATCAGGTATGGTTGCTACGCGCACCATGTCGCCCATGCGCTGCCCTTCCGCTTGCTCCCTGGCTCGCTTGTTAGCTTCCAGTATCGCAGTTACGTCTTGAGAGTGACTGATGTGGATTTTGTCATCGCTCTGATCGTGCTGAACATTAGCGATCATTTCGCCAGTTGGGGAACCAGGCATTTGTAACCTCCCTAAATTAATAAAAGGATGGCCCCGAAGGGCCACCCAGTTTTATTGCTTTAAGCAGTTAGGGCGTTAATCAGACCAGATGCTTTGTCGTTTTCGCAAACCAACGTCTGCTCAGTCAACATTTGCTTCTTCTCGCTATCGCCGTTGCGGGCAAGATCAATAGTCTGCATTGGACGCAGAACTGCACGGCTCCAATACTCTGTGTCCAAAACTAAACAAGAGTTGGCTTGGAGGAACCTATTAGGTACAACCGCGCACTCCGAAAATGGACTAACGTATAAATCCACGCTGTTCACAATTTTGGTGCCGGTGCTGAAGTCACGGTTACGACCAGAGGACGCTGCGAAGTTAGCAACCAGAACAGAGTGAGATGGAGTCACCTGAATCTGGTTCGGATCGCCACCAGCTTCATATACAGACTGCAAAGTACCCAACAGCAACGCTTCAGTGAAGGTGCGGTTAGAACCGGCAGTGTTGGTGGTGCTTGCGTCAATCTGGTTTTGAGCAGAAGTAAGCTGACGAGCAGTTGTTGCGTTACCGGCAGTACCTGCCTGTCCAGCGCCCACAAATGCATGTTCAATATCACGACGTAATTCTTTTCCTTTCATAGCGATGTTCATCGCCAGATCAGAATCCCTACCGTGCTTTTCTACGGCTTCAGAAGTTCCTGAAGACTGAACTACCTTGGTGAAAATCTGCGTGTTAGCAGTTTTCATGGTGGTAGTGTTGTTAGCTGCTGCGCCTGCATCCGCGCCTTCAACTGCGGCGTTAGCGCCTACAGCAGCAAGCTCCGATTGCTGCCACTGGTGTAGCGTGGCTGATGCTGTGCCTGTTCCGATTGAAGAAGTGAACGGGGTGAGTGTTGGGCTGATATCATAAATAATATCTTCGATATCCTGTTTTAAGCCAATTTGACTATATGTCTTTAAAGTACCTGCTACTACTGGCATGAGAAAATTCCTAAAGTTAAGTTTTATTCAAGAGGGCTTGAACTGCATCTTCCATAGCGCCGGACTTCTTCAGACGTTCACGCGACTTGCGGTAGTTGTCTTTTTTGCCCAGGTCTTTAGGTTCTGCTTTCTTACCCGATAAAGTTTTTTTCGGTGACGCTTTAACTTTCTTTTGCGTTACCGATTTAGCCTGGTCAAACTTCATCGCCTTATACAAAGCCGTAATCATCCTGTGGTCGTGTGTCTCATTAAATTCTTCTGAGGTAACACCTAACGACTGTGTTGCGTACTCACCAATTGAGTAATAGAGGTCGTTGTTCCAGTTAGGGATCGTGGATTTGAGAACAGTCAGGCTTTCTTTGGCGCTTTCTTTCGCCGCTGCCTGTTGCTGTCTAGTGGCGCGTTGTTGATGCTCTTCAGACTGTGCGCGAATAAAATCGTGCGTCTGCTTAGTTTGCTCAAACATCGCCTTGGCTTGCTTGTATTGATCAGGGTTTTCCACTGCCGCTTGCTCCCAGTTCACATTATCAAAACGTGACAGGTCTGCTCCGGCTGCGGTCAAGAGGGCGCTCAGTGTGGATTCGTAAGTTGCCGTTTGTTCTTCGGCGGCTTTACGCTGTTCGGCAACAAGTTGCGTCTTCTTGGTGTAATCGGATTGTCGCATGTAACCAAGTTTAATCTCTTCGACCGAAACGGACTCGCCGTCGATCTCAATATTGCCTTCGGTTATATACTCAGGTGCGCTTTCAGATTCATCTTCAGATTCTTCGGTTGGGTCTTCGACCTCCTCTGATTCTTCCGACTCTTCTTCAACTTCCTGCGACTCTTCGACCACTTCATCAGTGGTTTCTTCAACCACCTCTTGCTCTTCTTTAGGCTCTTCGGTTTGTTCCTCTGGTGAGGATTCCATAGCGGCCTGCAGTCTAGCGATAATGTCGTTACCACTTGCTTCAGTTGAGTCCGTTGCGGTTTGCTCTTCTGACATGGTTATTCTCCTAGTTTACACCTGTTCCTGTGTCTTCGTTAGTTCATATTTATTGACCATGCTTGCAAGCTGCTGCACAAAGACCTGTCCGGCCTTAAACATGTTGTATAAACGCTCCCTCTCAGCATCTGCTTCTGGGGGCGTAGCTAAAATTTGATCAACAATTTGCGCGTTCATCGTTTCAAAAGCTTTGTTAAAAACAACGCTTCCTAACATTTCAGTTGCGGCGTTGGCTTCGGTAGCCAGGTCGCCTGGTTCTGCATCATTCATCGGGTAACTCCACAGTTGTGGTTGGTTTGAGTTTAATATTTGCCATTCGGCCCCGCGAGGGGGCTTTAGGCATTGCAGTGTCTTTATCCAGTTTTCCGTCTTTCCACTTTTGAAATTCATCAAACGCCTGCTTGCGCGTTTTCTTCTTGGCGTACTTTTTTTCGTTGGCGTTCTGTATAAATCCAGCCCACTTAGCTTCTAAGTCAGTCATAAATCACCCAATGCTCACGTTGCGTTTTTGTTCAGCTTCAAGCTGGAGTTCTGCTTCTGACATTTCCATGTCGTGGGTCTGCTTCTCAACGTCCAACATCAACCGACTCTCTTTCTCTTCCTGGCTGTGCTGCATATTCTCCATCTCGCTGAGCATCTTGTTCTGTTCCTTCATCACATCTAGTTCTAGCTGACCTTCGAGTACCGCAACCTGTCGTGCAGTCATACCTGCGTTGAATTTCTCAACTTCAGCCTGCTTGGCTGCGGCCTCTTCCTGCTGCTGCTGCATTTGCTGCTGTTGCTGCTGGAACTCTGGGCTGTTGGGATCGAATAGGTACATGCCGCCAGACTTAATGTTCAGCAACTCATACGCACGACTCAGCAGCGCATGTCGCTGCGGCGCGTTGTACATGCCGCCCACATTGGGATCGTTGGGGTTCATCGTGAACTGCTGATCAAGTGACAACAGTAGCTGGGCTTCTCTCGCCTGCTCATCGGGCGTTATGGCCACGGCGACAGACATCTCTGTGCGATCACCTAAGAACTGCGGGTTAACCGGGACAAACTGGCCGTCTAGCTGAATCATCTTTTCCTGAGACTCGTTCTCCACAGCCAACTTATAAATGTCATGCATCAGTGGCTTCAAAAAGTTCTCAGCCAAGTTGCGGGCCATGACCATGATTCTGCGGTTGCTGGCGTTCATAAACTGAGTGATCAGGTCAGAACTGTTCTGCTTACTGACAACAGTGCTGTCCATGCCACGGGCCATGCGGCTCATCCCGCTCCGCGCTTCCTTCTCAGTTTCAAGGCTCTCAATCGCTTGGAACACAGTGCCTGAGAGGTTAGGCATTGGTAGTGGGCGAACCACGTTCTCAGGGTTCGGTGAGTTCACATCAATAACGGCACCGACCTTATTCTGCAGCAAGTCTCTGGGGTTCTTAACCAGTGACAGGTTAGCGATGAACCGTGAGGTGTTTGTCATAAACGTGTGATCGACCACGCCACGCTTCAAACTGCTCTGCGTTTTCTGGATATCAAACAGAACATCCGCAAGGCTCATACCGTGGAACCTGTGAGGTAGTGGGAATGGCGTGAAGTATCGGAAAGGCTTCTCGCTGACTATCTCAACGTCCAACATAATTCTGCGGCTGTGAAGTACCTTCAGCACTACGCACTTCTGCAGGTCATCGCGGTATTTCTTGATGTATGACTCGTAGATCGTCACATACTGGCGATCATGGTTGTCGCTGTTGTCATCGTCGTGGCGATACCCATCAATGGCGTCACGGCCAATACGCCCGTCACCCTTCATATCTTTATCTTGATCCAGCTTGGCGACCAGGTCAGCGTCGTAGCCCTCGCTCAATAACTCGCCACGGGTGCGACTTGTCCTGTGCGAACAGAAGTCAGCGTCTTCCTCATCTGTAGCGCGTGGTGTTACAAGGAAGTCTTCGGGTGGGATAACCTCGATACAGATTTTGCTCTTATCTATCTTCCGCAGAATCTCACCGCTGAATGACGCCTGGGCCATCTGCATTACTTGACCCGTCTGCGGGTCTTGAGTCTCAACTACCTG